GTCGTCGCGCGCGGTGATCGGCTGCGTGTTCGCGCTGCTGCCACCGGCACGCTCGCCAACACGGTGACTGTCCCGGTCTACGCGCTCGTCATCGCGCCGGCCTGATGCACTTCTACCTGCGCCACCCGCGGCACGGCAACAAGGTGGCCATTTCCGAAATGGAAATGGCCGCCGACTTGCGTAACGGGTGGGTGCAGTACAATCCCGACGACCCGCCGCCGGAAATGGAAGGCGAGGTTGCCAACAATCTTGAGGGTAAGCGCAGGCGCCGATCCCCGGAGGTTTGATTTATGGCTGTCAACGCGCAGGACATCATCTACAAGTCCATGCGGCTTTTGGGGGTGTTGGCTTCGGGCGAGGCGCCTACGGCTGCGGAGGCGCAGGACTCCCTGTACAGCCTCAACTCCGTCATCGACTCGTACTCCGCCAACCCGCAATATTACTTCGCCACGCTGGCCGAGCAGTTCACTACGGTCAACGGGCAGAGTACCTACACTATCGGCAATGAACCTGGCGTTACGCCGGCGGCCGATTTCGTCACTAACCGTCCCATCCGCATCGTCGGCGCGTTCGTCCGCATCAGCAACGTGGATACGCCGCTTGGCCTTATCACCGAGCAGTTCTGGACGAACATCGCCACCAAGGCGACTACGGGTACGCCGACCAAGTTGCTTTACCGGCCGGACGCGCCGTATGGCCGCGTCATCCTCTACCCGACGCCAAACGCTGCGGTGTCCATCTTCCTCAAGGCCGAGAAGATGATTGGTCAGTACGCCACGCTTACTACGACGCAGTATCTTCCGCCCGGCTATCAGCGGTTGCTTGAGCTGTCGCTTGCGGTTGAGCTGGCGCCGGAGTTTGGCGCCCGCGTGTCGCAGGAAGTGGTGGCCAACCTCAAGACGGATCTGGACGGCCTTATCCGCACCAACATCCAGAAGTTGCCAAATTCCAAGGTTGGCAACGTCCCTAACTCCAACATCTACACCGACACGGGGGCTGTCCCGCAAGCGGCGATGGGAGGCTAAATGGCCACCGTCAGGGAGCTGCTGAACGGGGCGCACCGGCTGTTGGGGCTGACCGCTTCGGGTAACGTGTTGCCCGAAGCGGTCTATCAAGACAACATTTTGGCGCTCAACCAGATGCTTGATAGCTGGAGTGCGGAAAGCCTTGCGGTGTTCTGCACGCAAGACCAAGTGTTTACTTGGGAAGCGGGTAATCGCGTGCGCACGCTTGGCCCGTCTGGCGACTTCCTGTACCCGCTGAGTACGGAAGGCGGCGATCCGCTAGTGACTGAGAACGACGATGTGCTTGTGCCGAACGGGTATGCCACGCAGCGCCCGATTCTGCTTCAAGACTCGACGTTCTTCCGCGACCCGACCACGAACGTGTCGTATGGCATCAAGTTCTTGAACCAGTTGCAGTACAACAACATCGCGGTCAAGACGGTCACTAGCACTTTCCCGCAGGTCATGTGGGTCAACATGACGCACCCGGACATTACGTTGGCGGTGTACCCGGTGCCGTCGCGCTCGCTGGAGTTCCATTTCGTATCCGCCGCGCCGTTGACTACGCCGGCAGGGCTTGAGACGGAACTGCTGTTCCCGCCCGGCTACCTGCGCGCGTTCCGGTACAACCTGGCGCTTGAGTTGGCGCCGGAGTTCAACGTCGATCCGGCGGCCGATGTGCGTCGGATTGCGATGGTAAGCAAGCGCACGCTCAAGCGCATCAACAACCCGCGTGACATCATGGCGATGCCGTATAGCCTCATGGCGCGGCGCAACCGCTTCAACATTTTCGCCGGCAACTACTGATGAAAACCCCGTTTCTCGGAAGCAGCTACGTCCTGCGTAGCCCTAATGCTGCCGACAACCGGATGGTTAATCTGTACCCCGAGGCTATCCCCGAGGGCGGCAAGGAGCCTGCGTACCTGCAACGCTGTCCGGGCTTGCGTCTGGTCGCTACGGTCGGCAGCGGCCCGATCCGGGGGCTGTGGGCGCACGGCACGGATGTGTATGTGGCCACCGGCACGGAGTTCTACAAAGTCGCCGCTAACCTGACGCAGACCAAGTTGGGCGACATCACGGGCGTTGGCCCGGTGTCGATGGCCGACAACGGCACGCAGTTGTTCATCGCCTGCAACCCGGACGGGTTCATATACAACTTCAACACGGCGGCGTTCGCCAAGATTACCGACCCGGACTTCCCCGGCGCGGTCAACGTTGGCTACCTTGACGGCTACTTCGTGTTCAACGAGCCGAACAGCCAGAAGGTGTGGGTGACGGATTTGCTTGACGGGCTTTCCGTAGACCCGTTGGACTTTGCAAGCGCCGAAGGTTCGCCGGATGGCCTAGTGTCGTTGGCGGTTGATCACCGCGAGGTGTGGCTGTTCGGCACCAACTCGGTTGAGGTCTGGTACAACTCAGGCGACCCCGATTTCCCGTTGACGCGCATCCAAGGCGCGTACAACGAGATTGGCTGCATCGCACCGTATTCGGTCGCCAAGCTCGACAACAGCGTGTTTTGGCTTGGCGCCGACGCGCGCGGTCAAGGCATCGTCTACCGGGCGCAGGGTTATCAGGGCGTGCGGGTGTCCACCCACGCCGTTGAGTTCGCCATCCAAGGCTACGCCGACATGTCGGACGCGCTGGCGTACACCTATCAGCAGGACGGCCACGCCTTCTACGTGCTTATCTTCCCGAGCGCCGAGACAACGTGGGTGTTTGACGCTGCGACCAACGCCTGGCACGAACGCGCCGCACTTGTAGACGGGCGGTTCCGCCGGCACCGATCTAACTGCCAAGCGCGGTTCAATGCCGCCCCGTTGGTCGGAGACTTTGAAAACGGCAACCTGTACGCTCTTGACCTTGCGCGCTTCAACGACAACGGCGCCGAGCAGAAGTGGCTGCGGTCGTGGCGCGCGCTTGCGCCTGGCCAGAACGACATGAAGCGCACGTTGCACCGCCGCTTGCAGTTGGATTGCCAGACGGGCGTTGGCTTGTCGGGTTCTGGCGTTGCGCAAGACCCGCAGATGATGCTGCGGTGGTCAGACGATGGCGGCCACACTTGGAGCTACGAATACTGGCGGTCGATGGGCCGCATCGGGCGCACCGAAACCCGCGTGTTGTGGAACCGTTTGGGCGCTACGCTCAAGTCCCGCGACCGGGTGTACGAAGTGTCAGGCGCCGATCCGGTCATCATTGCGCTGATGGGCGCGGAATTGACGGTGGAGCAGACCGATGCCTAACGTCACCAACATCCCCGCGCCGCGCGTGCCGCTGATTGACGAGCGCACCGGCCTCATCTCGCGTGAGTGGTTCCGATACCTCAACAACCAGTTCCAGTTGACGGGCGGCGGTTCTACGGACATCACTTTGGCCGACCTCGCGCTCACACCGCCTACGGGCGCTGCGGCGGAAGTCGCCACGCTTCAAACCGCTATCCAAGATCTTGCGGTCGGCACGCCACGGTTTGAGCCGAACCCCATCAACTACGGGCAGTTCTACGACACGACCACGCAGACGGCAGCAGCCATCAACACCGCCTACGCAATGAAGTTCAACACGTCGTCCAACCGCTATGGTGTGTACGTCGATCCGGCGGATTCTACCCGCATCAAGGTCACGCGCCCTGCGGTCTACAACATGCAGTTTTCGCTGCAACTGGACAAGACCGCAGGCGGCGCCGGCCTCTTTTGGGTGTGGGGGCGCATCAACGGCACCAACATCGCGGACTCTGCCTCCGAAGTTCGTATCCAAGGCAACAACGCCGAGGTATTCGTGGCCGCCAATCTGTTCGTGTCCATGTCGGACGGCGACTACTTTCAGCTAATGTGGGCGGTCGATGACACGACCGTGCAGGTACAATCCAAGGCGGCGGCGGGGGTTGTCCCTGGCATCCCCTCCGTCATCCTCACCATGACGCAGGTGTATATATGACCGTTCACCTCTCCCCCGTGGCTGGCGCCGGCGCGCAGTTCTTTGACAACAGCGGCAACCCGTTGGCGGGCGGCAAAATCCTGACTTACACCGCAGGCACTACCACCCCGCTTGCCACCTACACTTCGGCCACGGGCGCAACCCCGCACGCCAACCCCATCATCCTTGACTCGGCGGGGCGCGTTCCGCAGTCCATCTGGCTCGACACCGGATCGGCGTACAAGTTCGTGTTGACCACCGCCACCAACGTGCCTATTGGCACCTACGACGACCTGACGGGCGTTAACGACCTGTCCATCGCAGGCGTGCCGTGGTCGGAAATCACCGGCACCCCGACAACGCTCGCGGGTTACGGCATCACCAACGGCATCACGGCGGCGACGGCAGCGGCAACCTACGCCCCCATCGCTAGTCCGACTTTCACCGGCACCGCGCAGATTCCCGATAACGCCCCGTCTAGCACCAACTATCCGGTCGGCTATCGGGACGCGCCGCAGAATTCCAAAACGGCTAACTACACGCTCATCCTTTCGGATGCAAGCAAGTCGGTGCTGATGAACGGCACTAGCCTGACGCTTTCAATCCCCGCCAACGGCACGGTGGCGTTCCCGATTGGCACGGTCATCTTGATTGTCAACACCAACACCACTACGCTTTCGGTCGCCATTACCACCGACACGCTCACCTTGGCCAACAGCACCACGACGGGCACCCGATCCGTGGCGCGTAACGGCATGGCGGTGCTGCACAAGATCGGCACTACTTCTTGGCTGATTGGCGGGCCGGGCGTCAGCTAATGGCTCACATCGCTCTAGTCCTGCTCACGGGCAGCAACGGCTTGGCCTCGCAGTGCATGGCGCCGGGTACGACCGGCACCATCACGGCGCCTACGGGCGCTACGGGCTGCACCGTAGAGTTGTGGGGCGGTGGTGGCGGCGGTAGTTCCAACCCCGGCGTAGCGGGCTACGGCGGTGGTGGCGCGGCGTTTGTGAAGCGGTCGTTCTCTGTTACGGGCGGCACCACGCAAATCGGCTACACGGTGGGCGAGTTCGGGCAGGGCGGCGGCCCCTACAGCAACGGTACGAGCGGCACCGCTTCGACCATCAGCGTTCCGCCCATATCACCCACTATCTCCTTGTCCGCCGGCGGCGGTGCGGGCGGACAGACGACCGCGCCTGGCGCTGCCGGTACGACTAGCATGACCGGCGGCATCCCGTGGGATCTTGGCGTAGCGCCGACCGCAGGCACCGTCAGCATCGGCGGCAATGCCGGAAACGTGGCGGGCGGCGGCGGTACGGGCGGTTCGCCCGGCAACACGCCGGGCGGCGGCGGCGACGATAGCGGCGTTACGGGCGGCTTCGGCTTCCGCGGCGGCAACGGTAGCGTGTGCTTCTACTGGACATACCCCTCCAACGTGGTGGTGTCCGATCAGTCGGCACTGAACAACTCTTTGGCCGGTATCGGCGGTACGGCTACCGCAACATATCGTCTTGCCAGTTCGGGTGTAGCTTCGCGGACAAACTCTGCGGGCGTCTTGACCGCTATCGCGGGGGAGTGGCTGACGAGCG